TAGCTAAACAATACGACTGTGCAGTTATCTGGATGTCTCAGCTATCAGCAGAGGCAGAAGGTAAGATATATGTAGATCAGTCTATGCTTGAGGGCAGTAAGACAGGTAAAGCTGCTGAGTGTGACCTCATGGTTTTGATATCTAAGAACCCACAGGTAGAGGGTGAGTATGAGTCAGACACACAGCGACACTTGAACGTAGCTAAGAATAAACTAAAGGGTGGATGGCATGGGGTTGTCCACTGTCAGTTAGATGGAGAGAGAGCAAGGTACTCAGCATGAGAAGAGTAGTAGATGTAGAGAACTCAATAACTCTACGAGATGGTAAGATATTTAATGATCCCTACGAGGCAAGCAACACACTTACTGAGGTGGGTGTACTATGTTTGGACACAGGAGAGAAAAGACTACTACCGTTTGACCACAAAGAAGCCACAGAGAAACACAAGAAGAGTGACTGTGTTTTACAAAGGATGCTAGACAATACAACGCTACTGATAGGACACAACCTACAGTATGATCTAGCCTGGCTTTGGGCTAACGGTTTCAAGTATGATGGTGACATATATGACACAATGCTTGCAGAATATTTACTTTTACGTGGACAAAAACAACCACTAAGTTTAGAGCAGTGCGCTATCAGACGTGACCTACAGTATAAGAAAGATGATACACTCAAGGCGTACTACAAGAAAGGATACAACACAAATGAGATACCACTTGACGAACTCAGCCATTATCTTGAGTATGATTTGCTTACCACTGGCGAGTTGTACAAAGCTACCGAAGCTGACTTTTCAACCCCAGCCTCTGCTTCCCTTCGAGCAGTCAAGGACGTTACCTTTAGAACCTGCAAAGTCCTCACAAGAATGTCAATGGCAGGAATCAGGGTGGATAGACATGCCCTCGAACACGTCCGTGATACATTCGAGCGAGAGCGTAAAGAAATACTCGATAGACTGCAAGCCACCACACGAGAGTTGATGGGTGGCACACCTATTAATCTTAACTCACCAGAGCAGATGTCATGGGTAATCTTTAGCCGTAAGCCCAACGATAAGAAAGAATGGGTAGACATCTTTGATTACGTAGATGATAAAGGCTTTAAGGATGCAGTAAAAAAGAATAGCAAGATGATCTTTAAAACAAAAGCACGTACTTGTCCTACTTGTAATGGCGCTGGCAAAGTACACAAAACAAGAAAGGATGGCACACTACATAAGATACCAAACAAATGTAAAGCCTGTGAAGCTAGGGGATTCCTACTCACAGCAACAAACGAAATGGCAGGGCTTGGATTCTTTCCACCAAGTAAGAAGTGGGTCAGTGCCAATGGCTTCGGTGTAGGTAAAACAAACCTAGATGCACTGATAGCCACAGCTAAAAACAACAACATGGAGAAAGCAAATGAGTTCATTCAAGACCTTAAAAGGCTTAGTGCTATTAGCAGTTATCTTAGCAGTTTTGTGGATGGTATTATCACCAACTGTAAAAGAAGTGACAAACTACACATCAACCTTACCCAGCATATCACCAGTACAGGTAGATTCTCTGGACGAAATCCAAACATGCAAAACATGCCCAGAGGAGGAACCTTCCCAATAAAACGTGTGTTCATCTCAAGGTGGGATCGTGGTAAAATAATAGAGAGTGACTTTGCCCAGCTTGAGTTCAGAACGGCTGCGTTCCTAGCACAGGACAAGACAGCAATGCATGAGATAGATACAGGGTTTGATGTACACTCCTACACTGCAAAGGTTATCAGTGATGCAGGGCAACCTACATCTAGACAGGAAGCAAAGGCACACACCTTCGCCCCTCTTTTTGGTGCTACTGGATATGGTAGATCCAAAGCAGAAGCTGCATACTACAAAGAGTTTGTCGAAAAGTACAAGGGCATAGCTAGTTGGCATAGCAGACTAGGTAACGAGGCTGTTAATGAAGGTAAGATAACCAACGTCAGTGGCAGACAGTACGCATTCCCTGATGTTATACGTAGAGAGAACGGCACTGTGTCGCACTTCACTATGATCAAGAACTATCCTGTGCAAGGCTTCGCTACAGGAGATGTCGTACCTGTTGTGTTGATAGAACTTGACCGTCTGTTACGCCCTATGCACTCATGCTTAGTCAACAGCGTTCACGACAGTATGGTAATTGACACACACCCTGATGAAATAGATGATGTGTTAGGCACAATTAATTTGATTAACACTAATCTAAATGATATGATACAAAAAGAATACAATATAAAAGTTAATGTACCTTTGTTATTAGAATCAAAAATAGGAGACAACTGGCTTGACACAAAGGACGTTTAATGATATAACTCTAACTCTGAAACTTTTTACATATGAAAGGTAAAATTATGGAAAATGCAGTCGCACTTAAAGTAGACAACATGAACTTGTCTGATGCTATGGGTTTCTCAAGCCCTACAACACAGTCACAGTCTAGTCTACGTAGGATTACAGGTACAGTTATACAAGAAGTTATTGATGGTAAGGTAGCCTCTTCACCTGTGTTCAAGATTACATCTGAAGATGATGTAGTATATGCCAGAGAAGTAGAAGTCAGACTATTTGCAGAGCGTCAGAAGTGGCAGCGTTGGGATAGTGAAAACAAGACTATGCAGAAGTCTGTCATGTCTAACTCACTCAACGTTGACTTGAAAGATACACTTGGTACGTTCAATCTTGGTAGACCGTCAGGTTACATCAAGGACTTCCAAGCTCTACCCAAAGATCAACAAGACTTGATACGCAGTGTTAGCCGTGTCAAAGTTATGATGGGTAAAGCTAAACTAATTGGTGCTTTCTACGAAGGTGGTGATCCTGCCACAGGTTATGACAATGAGTTTGACTTTGTGATGGACGTTAAGAACAGAGACAGTCTCAAGTTTATTGATGGCGTAGTAGGCAAACTAATGAAGAAGAAGATCTCACCTGCAGAGCACACTATAGCTCTACTTGGTGAAACACGTAGTTTGCCTAACGGCAACCCTTACATGGTAACTAACGCCTCACTCAGTGAGTTCGTTGGCTTGGCTGACGGTGATAATGAAACACTGCAGAACTTCTTAGACTACATTGATTCTAGTAACGAGTACGTTATTGGTAAGTGGTCAGAGAATAATGTAGAAACCCTATCACCATCTGACCAGGATATAGTTGCCAACATAGTTGATGTGGAGGACTTTGACCAGTGAACCACCCTGCTGAACTAGCTTTGCATCAGTATCTTAGGAGTGCTATCGAAGGTAAATCTGAGATGTCTCAGGATATCATTGATAAAATCAAGGAAGATATTGGTGCTGCTCTTGATAAGCAGTTCAACGCTGCTGAAGAAAAGCGAGAGTTTAAACTTAGGATGTCCAACGTTGGGCGTCCGAAGTGTCAGCTATGGTTCGAGAAGAATGATCCCGATCATCAGGAGCCTCTGCCTACTTCATTCAAAGTCAACATGATATTTGGTGATATGGTAGAGGCTCTACTAAAAGGTTTGCTCAGAGCATCTGGCGTACAGTTTGGTGATAACGAAAAGGTGTCAATGCAACTCAACGATAAAGATGAACTGTCAGGTGAGTATGACATGCTACTAGATGGTAAGATAGATGATGTTAAGTCAGCTAGTACTTGGTCATACGATAATAAGTTTGTTGACTTCTATACGTTGAACAGCAGTGACTCCTTTGGTTATGTGCCACAGCTTGTAGGCTACGCCACAGCAGCTAACAAAAAGGTTGGTGGCTGGTGGGTTGTAAATAAAAACAACGGTAGCTTTAAGTATGTGTCTGCAGCAGAGGTAGACAAGGACAGAGTGTTACAAAAGATAAAGGATGTACACACCTACCTTGAAAGCAATGCACCGTTTGAGAGATGCTTTACGGATGAACCAGAGGTATACAGAGGTAAGGCTAGTGGTAACTACAAGCTACCCAAGTCCTGCACCTTCTGTAATCACAAGATTAAATGCTGGCCTAATTTAAAGAGCCTACCATCAAAGGTATACAGTGGCAAGAAAGAGCCACCTACCGTACACTACACAAAACTAAGAGGTGAATATTAATGACTACAATAACAATCAACGACAAAGAATATGCAACAGACGATATGTCTGATAAAGAAAAAGAGATAGTGCAACTGTTGCAGCAGAATCTAGTATCTGTTAATATGCTAGAGCACTGGCTACAGTGTGTTAAGTTTGTAGGGGAGATGAAGACACGAGAACTAGAGAAGTCTTTAAATGTAGAGACAGAGATGGTTCGTGCTCGTAACGAAAAAGGACACTTTATAGCAGATGACCCAGACACCCCAGAAAACGAAGCGTGGGTTGAAAAACCCAAAGAAGAGAAGGAGTAGCTCTAGAAGGTATCGCAGTGGTTTAGAAAGTGATATTGCTGAATACCTAAAAGATAAACAGAACCAAGTCAGGTATGAACGTTTAAAGATAGAGTGGGAAGACTTACGCTACAGAACGTACACGCCTGACTTTATTTTAGACAACGGTATCATAATAGAAACCAAAGGCATCTTTGATACTGAAGACAGACGTAAACATCTAGCCATACGAGAACAACATCCAGAGCTAGACATACGGTTTGTCTTCAGTAACAGCAAAGCAAAGTTGTACAAAGGTGCTAAGTCTAGGTACTGTGAATGGTGTGACAAGCACGAGTTTAAGTGGGAACACCGTATCATACCTGAAGCATGGCTAAAAGAAAAAGGCAAACTTATTAAACTTAAACTCATACCTTTTAAGGGGGAGAAGAAAGTAACATGACAAAATATGTAATAGGAAAGGATGAAGTAGCTTTAGTTTTGAAGCCCTGTTCTTTTGATGGTAAAGGTAACTGGACAGGAGAGTTAAACACTGGTCTAGTTGTAGGCGAACTAAGCCTGTTAAATCCAGAGGACACCTCATACTTAGTACACTTGGCTACGATGATGGGTGCATTTTTAGAGCTTGCACAATACGATCAGGATCTATATAATTTAGTAGAAGAAAGAAGAAACGAACTAGTAGGTTACGAAGAAGAAGATCTACCACTGTACGAAAAAGTAGAAGGTACAGACGGTAAAGTTCTAAAGCTTACTAGATTTACAAAAACACAAGGAAGCGCATGATGGATACTATTGATACACTTACTATGAACGGACAGACATTGTTTGATGATTCAGATATAATTAGTTTTGATCCAGTAGATAAACCTGCACATTATAATTTAGATGATGGGGTTGAGTGTATAGATTACATTAAACAAGTTTTAGGTAAAGAAGGTTTTGTTGCATACTGTAGAGGTAACGTTATGAAGTACAACCACAGAGCAATGTACAAAAACGCTACGCCTGTAGAAGATCTAAAGAAAGCACAACAGTATCTGACTTGGGCTAACGAAACATTGAGGGAAATACACAAGTGATAAGTAGGAAAAAATTTAGCGTTACATTTCTACTAGAAGTAGATGAGCCGTGTAACGTTCTGTCAACTGTAGAGGACGCACATGTGGAAGATGTACACGATCTGATACACAATACGTTTCACGACATAGACGATGTAAACATAGAAAATTTAAATATAAGGGAGAGATTATGATCAACGCTAGTGACATCGAAGCATTTGAATATTACAATGAACTGGAGTCAGGTAACATACTTCCCACAGATTATCAAACGTTTATACATAAATCTAGATATTCTAAGTGGCTACCTAACGAACTAAGACGTGAGAGTTGGGCAGAGACAGTTGACCGTTACATGAAGAACATTGTCGGTGATATGCTAGGCAAGAAAGACTATGCTGAGATAAGACAGGCTATACTTAATCTAGAGGTCATGCCATCCATGAGAGCCATGATGACTGCAGGAGCAGCAGCAGACAGAGACAACACATGTATCTACAACTGTAGCTATTTACCTGTAGATGACCCTAAGTCTTTTGATGAAGCTATGTTTATCCTACTGTGTGGTACAGGCGTTGGCTTCAGTGTTGAGAGACAGTACATAAACAAACTATCTGAAGTACCTGATCTGTACGATAGTGAGACTACGATTGTAGTACAAGATAGTAAAGAAGGATGGGCTAAGTCTTTCAGACAGCTACTGGCTTTACTGTGGGCTGGTGAGATACCTAAGTGGAACATGTCTAAGATTAGACCAGCAGGTGCTAGACTAGAAACGTTTGGTGGTAGAGCATCAGGCCCAGCGCCATTGGTTGACCTGTTTAACTTTACTGTACAGACATTTAAGAACGCACAAGGACGTAAACTAAATGCACTAGAGTGTCACGACATCATGTGTTTTGTAGGGCAGATAGTAGTTTCTGGTGGCGTTAGACGCAGTGCTATGATATCATTATCAAACCTAAGTGATGATCGTATGCGTCACGCTAAGTCAGGACAATGGTGGGAAACTGCAGGGCATCGTGCTCTAGCAAACAACTCTGTATCTTACACAGAGAAGCCCGACATGGAGTCCTTCTTGCGTGAGTGGTCATCACTTGTTGAAAGTAAGTCTGGTGAAAGGGGAATATTTAACCGTGAAGCATCTAAGAAACAAGCTGCAAAGTATGACAGGCGTGATCCTGATTTTGAGTTTGGAACTAATCCATGTAGTGAGATTATACTCAGACCGTATCAGTTCTGTAATCTTACGGAAGTTGTGGTACGAGCCACAGACACGATTGAAGACTTGGAAAGAAAAGTCAGATGTGCCGCAATACTTGGGACGATCCAAAGCACGTACACTAAGTTCCCATATCTGCGAAAGGTGTGGCAGCGAAATACCGAAGAAGAACGATTGTTGGGTTTGTCACTCACAGGGATAATGGATAACCCTTTAATGACAACAAAGAACAAAGGTCTTGATAAAACATTGGAGTTTTTAAGAAATGTATCTGTATCTACTAATGCTGAATATGCTAGTCTTTTTAACATACCCTGCTCTGCTGCGATTAGCTGCAACAAACCATCGGGAACCGTATCACAATTGGTTGACAGTGCCAGTGGCATACATTCTCGTCATAGTGCATATTATATCCGTACTGTTCGCGCTGACGTAAACGATCCACTGACACAGTTTATGAAAGATCAGGGTATACCAAACGAGCCATGCGTTATGAAACCTGACACAACTGTAGTGTTTAGTTTTCCTATAAAGTCTCCTAACAAAGCAGTTACTCGTAATGACCTAACAGCTATTGAACAACTAGAGACATGGCTAGAGTATCAAAGACATTGGTGCGAGCATAAACCTAGCGTCACCTGCACTGTTCGTGATGATGAATGGCTAGACGTAGGTGCATTTGTTTACAAGCACTTTGACGAAATGAGTGGTATATCCTTCCTACCCCACTCAGATCACACATACCAACAAGCACCCTATCAGGAGTGTAGCAAAGAAGAGTACAACGAACTCTTCAAGGCTATGCCTCGTAACATAGAGTGGTCAGCTTTGTGTGATTATGAAAAGGAAGATAACACAGTAGCTATGCAAACACTCGCCTGTAGTGGCGATACGTGTGAGCTAGTTGACTTAACATAAAGGAAAGTAAAATGCATTCACTAGGAATATTAATAGCGTTAATCGTTGGGCTAGAGTTGTACGAAAAATACAATGAGCCAACAACTAATACAGACTCTACTGAAGTAGTTGAGAGCACAGAGTAGTGTATGTACTAGTGATCATAATGTCTATTGCTCCAGGATTTATTAGAGTCCAAGCAATTGATCATTTATATCCTACTATGGAGATGTGTAGAAATGGTGCAGCTTACATAACCAGTGAGCTTATGAATAATAAGCCCTCTTCTGAATCCACCGTATCTGCTTATTGTACTGAAATACCAAAAAAAGTATAATGAATCTAGAGCGTGAAGCAAAGGTACACATGGAAAGAAAGTTAAAGCTTTTCTTTGAGGAGCTAGAGGTAAAGCTACGGCCTGTAAGAAAACACATAGAAGAAAATCTGCGTGAGGATATATACAAAGTCAGAGCTTTACAAGACATAGATGATATACTTATGATAGCTAAGTACGCTTCAGAAAAATATGGTCTAAAATAATAGGGTAGCCGTTGACTTAGCGTTGGCGGCTATTCTACATTCCAGTTTTGATTTTTAGATTAAGATGATCTATGTAAGACTCGTAAGTTTTTAACTCTCTAAAGTTAAAGTCTTTTAGTTCTGCATCTACACCTAAACTCTTCATGTACTCCATAGCTTTATCTTTTTGAAACTTGTTACCTTTAGTAGATGCTCTGTATCTTTGCTGATCTAAGTAAGCTGAACTACCAGGAATATCAAAGTAGTCTCGCAACTGATCTCTAGCTTTTTTAAGTTCGTGCTTCACTCTGCCTCGCTTATACTCCAAGTCTCCATCTTGAAATCTTTTACTAGACAATAGTAACTGCATACGTTTTTCTAGCATGGGTGCAAGCCCTGCATTAAACAATCTATCGTAGGTAGGGATGTTAGATCTTTGATCCTGCTTCCATGATTGTAGATTTGCTAAAGTATATGCTTGCTCTGTAGCTGTCTTACCTCTCTTAATGTTTAAACCGAATATACGAGCTAGAGGATTGGCATCATACAGGTCGCCCTCTCTACTACTTACACGTAGGTTTTCACCTGTAAGAGTTTCTGACTCCCCTACCAAAGCCTCTAATATATTATCAAAGTATTTAGTAGATGACTGTGTAAACACTGGTAAAAAACCGTCAGCTTGCCTAACATCTTTTGCATTGTCATTGTCTGCTAGAAAGCCTATAGATCTATTGATAGCATCAAGAGGACGTGTTGCACCAGCAGCTATGTTACCCATAGACTTATACAATGCGTCCAGATCTGCCCCTCTTCCCCCACTAGAAAAGAAGTCTATTGCATTAAACACGTCATTACCAAACTGTAAGTCTCTTGCAACTTGTCCTATAGCTAACTGATTACCTAGTTCTTCTATTAGTTCAGGAGGAATAGTTTCTTGTTTTACAGCAAGATTACCAACTCTTCCAGCAACTAAAAACAACGAGAAAGGAAAGACGTTTCTAACATCCATAACAGTTCCACTCATCTCTATTTCGTTTACACCTAAACCTTTTTTCTGTCTCTCATTATCCATTTGCATAGCCAGAACCAAAGCAGATGTACCCACTAGAGATCTAGCAAAAGCTTCGTTTGTTTTTATGCCAGGTTCTTTTTTGATGATACGTGAAGCAACTCCAGCAAAACTTAATGGACTCCATTGATAGCCTGTTGCTACAACGTTGTTCATAAATCTACCAAAAGGTATGACCGTACCCAACACAGGTGTGTTAGAGGCTTGTTCCACAGCCCTAGCCACAGCACCTAAATATTGATCATCTGTTGTGTAATCTTTTGAGAACACAGATCGTAGTGTAGTATCTACTGCGCCACCTATAACATCATCGTCTAACATTGTAAGATCGCCAGACTTTAACACATCAATTAAGTCTTTGTCATGCTTTAGTCTGACATACTTATCTAGTTCAGTCATAAACATTTGAGATTTAGTAAACGTGTCCTGTATGCGAACACCAGTTATTGTCATAGAAGCGTCAGCAAATATCTCTGCGTTTTTAATCACAGGATTGTTTACATTAACGTTGTATCTTTGAGCAGTTCTCTCTACTCCACCGCCAATAGTTTCAAACAACAATCCTTTAAACTCTTTATTATCTCCTATATCATCCATTAAACTTATAAAAGTTTCGTAGGTAGCTAAAGGGTCAAGAAAGTTTTTCATCTTTTGTGTCTGTATGTTTCTGTACACACGAGACTTTCTGAATAACTCTTGACTTAGTTCTTTGTTGCCCACACTAGCTGCACCTATTCCAGCTACGTACAACTGGCCTGATGCAAATATATCAGCTACACCTTGCCCACCGTAGAACTGTGCGAAGCCAGCTACGTTAGCTGCAGTCGTAGCAGGTGATGACACAAGTAATCTTTTCCATACGTTTTGTGCGTAGCCTAATCCTTTAGCTCTTTTAGCCGTACCAAACAAACCTTCTTTTTCTAGAGTATCTCTTACTTCTTTTTGCTCAAGTGCTGTTGCAAGTATTTCATTTCCTGATACAACACCTGCGTCTGTGGCTCTCCTGACAGCCGCCATTACGCTAAGAGTGCTACCTGCTCCACTTGTGGTAGCTGCGATTATGTCACCTAAATCTACTGCAAGAGTAGCAGTGGTTCCCAAGTCTATACTTGTCTCTTTTTTAAATAGCTTTGATATTTCTTTTAGTTCTTCCTCTGGCATGTACTGAAGTAAGTTTGTCATAACATCAGAGACTTTTGTTTTCTTTGAAAACTTAATATTATTTTCATTAAATATCTTTGCTAAACCACCAATGGGTATTTTACCTTTTGATACATCTTTGTCTGCAGTTGTATAGCCTAACATTATCTGACTAAGCAAACTCTCAGGCATTATTTGGTTGCCCTCACCTTTGGCTAACTCTTCTTTACCCGATCTTACCTTTTCTCCCCACGACTTAATAGCGTCTTTCATTTCACTAGCTGCTTTGTCTATAGATTCTTTAGCTAGTAATGGTTTACCTATCGCTTGACTTTGCAGTTTGCTAACTAGCCGTTGTTGTTTTTTTATTGTATCCTTATCTGCACCGCTTTGTTTTAACTTCTTTAGCTCTTCTTTTGCAGCTTTAAACTTTTTAAGAGGGAACTCTTCTCCTCTTGCTCCTGCTCTAGCCATGTCTGCTGCTTCTGCAAATCCAGATAGACCGTCTGCTTTACCAAACGTGTAGTGTAACCCACCAGCGACACCACCCAAAGCTAGAGATAAACCAGTTTGTATTGCGCTGTACTTCTCTTGAGCACCTACATCTAGATACAGATCCTGTATAGCTACATCTTGATAGCCAGCAAGTAGTGAATCAATTGCTGTAGTTTGTAGCACTGCTTTCTTACCAGCTTGTTGCATACCAAACTTTATAGTACGTGGCTTTAGCCTACCCTTTGTAAGAGTTACCTCACCACCTTCAACTGTTGCTTTCCTAGCTGCCCTACGTCCAGCCTCAAATCTCACCTTTGCTCTGGCTGCTTTTGCTGCACTCTCAGCAGCCCTAGTCATAGATGCTTTTGTGTAGCCACTGCCAGTAAGCTTTTTGATCATAGCCTCTGCTGCTTCATCACCAGCTTTCTTAGCTGCTTCTTTAGTTGCACCAGACTGTGCTGCTCTCCTAGCTGCTGCTGCTACTGCATTTTTTATTGCTGCTTTACTAGCCTCACTAACGCCCAACGCACCAGCCTTACCTGCAAAGCCTGTCACTAAGCCTAAGTAGTTTGTAGGGTCAGTTGCCACAGCTAGGACGTAATCCTTTACACCATCCATAGCCCCAAACACACCGTCATTTACAAAGACATTACCTAGACTGTCGTACAAGTCGTATGCTTCTTTTGCTGCTCTTTTAGTTTCATCATCAGCTTTACTTATGAATCTAGCTTCACCTGCAGTTGCAACTATGTTAGTGTTAAACCTACGCATAGTATCTACAAAGTCCTCCACTACAGTCTCAGCTTCTGCTGTTCTGTAGGTAGCACCCTTCTTACCTATCATATAGTTACGTATTTTGTTTAACCTGTCTCTTCTGTACAAGTCTTGCTTCTTTAGTTTTTCTCCTGGCTTAGTGTCAGACTCAAACATATCATCAAACTGTGTGTTATCTCTGTACACAGGTGTGGTTGTATCTTGTTCTTCTGAAAAGTCTAACTCTAGTCCATACTTTTTGTAAATATCGTCTGCTATTTCTGTCATTGTAGTGCTGCCTTTAATGCGTCAGAGAACTTAGTACCAGGAGTTCCAAAGCCATCCTTAGTAACTTTACCTGTCTTCAACCACGACTTAGCTTTACCGTGTCCTTGATTGTGTGCATACGCTAGTGCTGCTAGTTTACCTTCTTTTGATAACTTTCTGTACTCAGGTGACACCATCATGTATCTGTGGTTTTGGGCAGTGTAAGCAGCAAATGCTTTTTCTTGTAAATCTACACTACCTCTAAAGTCTTCACGAGATTTTTTATCGTGAGGTAGTTCTAGTCCTAACAACCTAGCCGCATCTATCTTAGCATCTTTACCTAACTGATATCTACCGTCATAGTGATCGTTAGCCCCACCCTTTGCGTGATAGTTACCAGATCCTCTTGATTCTATCTTAGCTAGTTCTTCTCTGTATATATCCCATGTGCTTTTATTTACGTCAAGTTTATCAGACACAAGATCATACACAGTATTTTCCCATGTAGGTTTTTGCTTTGGTGACATCAACCCTTTCGGCTCTTCGCCCACAACTTTTCCTGGCATGTTTATTTCAACAAACTCAACAACTTTTCCTGGCATATCTATAGCTACCATGTTTAAAAAATCCTCTATACTATTCTTTTTGCATAAGCTGATTGGTATCAGGATGAATAAAATAAGCACCAACAGGAAGATCTTTATACGCTTGATTCTTTTCTGCATTACTCATACTTTCTGGAAACCTAAAAGGATTATCTCTTGATGTTTCTTGTGGCTCTGTTTCAGTAATCTCTGGAGTTTCACTTAACTTCCTGCCAGTTTCAGGATCGTGAGTGTCACCAAATAGTTCATCCCACTCGTCAACTCTTAGATTATCAGGAACCTCTATCTCACCGTTTAGTATCTGCTGTCTTGTTTCATAATCTAGTGAAACACCAGTAAATCTGCTAGTAAAAGCATTTGGTCTAGGCGGCACTTTTATTTCTAGATCTAAACTATCAGTGCTAGGCACTTCTGGCTCTGGCACAGAAACCTCGTCACCTGCTAGTTGTATGCTTGGTATTTTTCCAGCAAGAGCGAGGCGTTCTAGTACATCATCTATTTCATTGTCTTCTAAAATATTGCCACCTACAGAAATACTTTTTACTTTTTTATTTGTGCCGATTATAATATCGTGTTTTAATCCTCCATAATTAACACTAAACTTATTTTCAATGTCAGTAGATATAGATGGTTTACTTTTTAGTATTTGATTAACTACTTTTCGTTCTAGTGCTTCGTCATCTAGATTGCTATACTCTAACCCTGCTATGTCCTCGTCAGTCAGTCCATTATCCGTTAACAAAGTACGAAATCTATTTATGTATTCAGGATCATCTTTAGCTACAAGCCCTACTTGATTGAGTAGCTTTTGTCTTTTATCAAGCTTTGCCAACTCCATTGCCCTAGTAGTTGCTGCGTCTGTTTCTAACCCCTCTGCTATTGCCCTTTTCATATAAACATCGTCACGTATATTAGAGTCAATCGTACTATCAATTAAACTTACCATCCTATTAAAAGAGGATGCTGCACTTGTTGGATCAAAGTCTCGTGTAGGTGTAAATGAGAAGTATGTGCCAGGTGCAACGCTATCGTAAGTCTCTTGTTTAGATATCTCGTTTATATCCATAACAGAGTAACCATCGTAGAAAGCATCTTTATCTAGCTTTGCTCTTACTGAATCATCTAAGTCAATACCGAATATAGTTTTCATCAGACCTCTTTGTGGGTCTTTGGTACTACCTAGTGATGGGTCAGTAAGAGCAGTGTTCATCTGGTAGAACTCCTCCGAATCTACATCCCCATACGAAAAGTTTTCTGAGAAGTCTATCAAAGATTCTACCTCATACTCATCAAACTTTTGTCCTGATGTAAAGTTACGCCTTGCTGCTTCTTCTTGGGCAGACACAGACAAGTCAAACAAACCTTTAGGTCCAGACGCAATAGCTGCATTGATGTGTTTATCTTCAAAGCCTAGCGCCCTCAGTCTTGCTATCTCAGACTTGGCTAAATTACCTAGCTGTCTAAGTTGAGTTATCTTAGACTTACCTGCCTCTGCTTCTTCTTTTAGTTCTTTTTTATATTCTCTAGCTTCGGCAACTCTTGTGTTAATCTGCCTTGCCTGATCTTCCATAAACGCTGCAGCGAATGCCTTTGCATCAAATCCCATAGTAACCTACCTTCTAGCCATCAGGCCCATTTCTTGTGGAGCCTCTGCTGGTGGCTCGTTAACTTGTTGTATGTCTTCTGGCTCTGGCGCTGGCATATCTTGCGCTTCCATCACTTCATCTCGACTTACATCTCTTTCAAGGAACTCTGATATCTCACCTAACAGTGCTGTACCTGCATCCTCACCACCCTCTTCTTTTGCCTTAGTCAAAGCACCCTGTAGAATCATCTGCACTCTGCTTCTCTCTTTTGCATCTAGCTCTGCCTGTGGATCTTTATTACTAAACTTATAGTCAATCTCATTGCTCTCAGCAACAGCAGCTAGAAACTCCATGACTACAGGTTTTACTAGTAAGGCTACGTCTAGGTTGTGCTTACCTCTCATAACCTGTGACAAAGTTATAGCCTCAGATATTGGGTTGATAGCTACACCAGCTTCTATGGCTACCATCAGGTCATCCATGATATCCTCTTGAGATAAACTAGTCATGTAATAACTTATAGCATCCTCTACCTTATCTATGTCTACAGGACGCTCCCACGGACGCTCACCTGGCGCATGTGTAAACAAAGAGTTTCCTGGTATTGGTGCTCCAAAATCTGATACTGCCATTTTCTTTTCCTATTTAGTAAACCCAGCGCCAAAGTATAGTCCTACTATGGCTGATACGATGTGTGTATCTAATGGTGTGATTACAAAGCCTTTAGCCACTTTCCACTGTATAGCTTCATCTGGCCCAAACAACCAGTTCATAATACCACCAGTTGCTTCTGTATATCCTACATAAACGCTGACATCAGGATACCACACTGCGACTAGCTTTGGCAAGACAATAATGCTAAATACTGCACCTAATGCTATTAATCTTCTAGTCCAAGCAAAGTGTTTGTCATCCTTGCCAGCGTTACGTGCATCAGCTACAGCTTCTTTCCTGAAGTTAGCACGTTGTAAAAGCATCTTGTTGTTAGCTTCTCTAGACTTTATGGACTGCCCCCATATGGACATTACCCCACCTAGTACGGTGGAGAAAAGCATAGTAATTAGTTCTAGTGGTAATCCCATCATTATTTTATTTTCCCTAAATCTATTTCAAACTTTGTACCTTCACCAGCACGAGTGCCATATAAAGCTCCTACATCTCTCAACCAACCATAAAAACTTAAGTTACCAGCCGCCCACGCTCCTGCTCTTTTAGTTAAAAAATCTCTTTTCTCAGCATCAGTAGGGTAATTTTTTTGCATTTTTGCTGCATTATTAAAATTGTATTGATCTGTCACTAATATATTGTTATTATCATCTAGCCTCCAATTAAATTGACCTAGCGTTTTTTTAACAGCGCCCTCTTGATCAAACAAAGATAAAGGATCAACATTTTCTATCCAACCAACATCTTTTAAACCTTTTGTGTAATCCTTATATTCTGCTGCACCTACTCGTAAAATTTTATTTGTTGTTTGTGCGCCAACTTTACCATCAGGTTCTAACTCAAACTTTTTCTGAAAACTTTTAATTGCTGCAATTGTTTTTGGACCCATTGCACCATCTATATCTTTTTGACTTTTTAAGAAACCTAAATTTACTAACTTAGCTTGAACTTGTTTCGTTGAAAGATTAACATCACTTAAATCTTCTCCTGCTTTCAATTTTTTCAATATTTCTTCGTTGCCAAGCCTAACGATATTAGATTGTATTACAGAGTTCATGGCTTCCAACTCACTGTCTTTAAAAAAATCTTCTGTTTTTACATCATTTACAGCAGAACCTGTTACGCTACCTACAAACTGTTTAAAATGGGCTGGTATTATGTCAGCAATAGATATAGGAAAACCTAGTATAGCGGCTTCATTAACAGCAACTGTCTGTTTTTCTGTTAGTTCTTCCGTAGTAGGTTCAGTAATTATAGGAGACATTAAACCTGCACTTACACTAGCCAACTCTTGTTGAGCTAAAAAATCATCGTCATATATTACCTCGCCAGGTTCTAACGTTTCCGTTTTAATCTCTGGTACACCTGTTAGTGCTGTTGTTGTGTTCTTACCTACAACACCATCAACTTTTAAACCCTTTTCTTTTTGAAAAGCTTTGATGGCTTTCTTTGTTTGTGGACCTATAACACCGTCTACCTTAATATTATAACCTGCATCAACTAGTTTTTGTTGTATTTGTTTATTGTTTAGTTTTACAGGTTCTTCAGATATCGGGTCTACAGACATTTCAGGCTCTGGTGGTTTACTTGCTGACTGTTCTTTAGCTAACATAGTTGTTACATCAACTAGTAAATCATTTACCACTGGAGATTTTAACTTTTGTTGCATGACTTTCGGCACTTCATTACCAAACCTAGAAAGCCTTCTTACGGTGGTGCTATGTCTATCGTACAGAGAGTTCGGGTTTATTAATAGCTCTTGCAGACTAGCACTATCTAACTCAACGCCTTGATCCTCATCCTCACTATCATCATAGTTATTCATCATAGTAATAGTATTTGTTGTAGCTGCTATCGGGTCAGTTGGTTTGTCATCATCGTTATCATCTTCAGGTCTGATTTTAGGTTTGACAGTGCTTGCCATCAACCCTTCAGGTCTAGCTTTAGGACGTAGACTTGAGGTTACAGCACCTGACGGTTCTTTATCCTCTTGTCCAATACCCAAGAAGTTTTTGATTATTTCACCTAATCCTAATTGTTCAGCCATTTTATTTTACCTTATGAAAAGAAACTACCTATGCCACCTGCTTCACCAACAGCGCCAACTACAGCAGATAAGAACGTACCTGTGGCTGCTGAGAATGCAGCGTCACCAGTAGCATCATTATTTATTTTTGCTTTAACTAACTCAAACTCTCTGTCTGCTTGTTTTTCTGACGTAGTCCAAGCATAGTTCATTAGGTCACGCTCTTGTTGCCATAACTCTGCGATACCTTGTGCAGTTAAGTTGTTAGCTACAGCAGCAGCCCTCATGTTAGCATCGTTTGTATTCTGATTGTTTATGGTGGCTATCTGTTGTCTCCACTGTGCGTTAGCTTGTGCTACGACTAACTGGTTCTGTGCGTTAAACATATCTCTTTGATTTTCTAGCTCTTGATTAAACTTAGCTATAGAGTTAAGCTCACCTGTGTTAAACTGATTCATAGCATTCATCTGTGCATTGTTAAACATATTTATCTGTGAATCTTGATTCATCATAAACTGCCTAGTTTGATTTAGGCTAGATGCATTGAACTGTGATGCTGCATTAGCTGCACCTTGATCACTAAAGATACTTTGTATTGACTCTTGCGCTTTAAACAACTCCATTTGTTGTAGCTTGTCAATGTTAGACAAGTCCAGTGATAGAAACGCATTAGCTTTCTGTTGTGCCACTTGTTGTTCATTAGATAGATTAGTTACGTCAACTTGTGTTAGTGCTGCTGCATCTGCTAATAGTTTAGCTTGATCGTTAGTTAAGTTTGTTAAGTCCACAGTTTGTGCTATCTCTGCATTACGTAACACACGAGTTTGATCTGCAGTAAACTGTAAGTTAGCTATCTCAGATATGCGATCTGCACGTATTACATTCACTTGCTGTTCGTTGGTAAGTTCTTGTCCACGCATAGATGCTTCTATCTGTGCATTAGCTAGTGCAGTTTGTTGACGGTTAGACAAGTTTTCTACATCAATGTTTAATTTGTTAGTCATATTAAACAATCGAACCTGTTGTTCGTTGCTTAGTTCTGCTTCACGCTCTTGGATCTGGTTAGACACATTAAACAAAGATGTTTGTTGTCTGTTATCTAACACTCTACCTTGCATAGCAGCAGCAGCTACAGCATCTTGTATAAATGCCTGTTGCTTGTTTGTAGCGTTTTGCATTTCTGTTTCAAATGCTTGTGTGCTTGTAAGTATAGCTACCTGCTGCTCATTACTGAGCACCTGACCCATCATGGATGCTTTGACTTGTAAATTAGATAGTGCAGTTTGTTGGGCGTTTGACAGGTTTGTAAGATCTACTTCAAGTGCCTGTGTGGACTCTAGTATAGATGCCTGTTGTCTGTTAGTTAAGTTTAGATTGTTTACTTCTGCAAACCTAGCTGCATTTGCTAAAGCAACGTTTTGTGATACACTGAGGTTTTGATTTCTTAGACCTGCCCTTAGTTGTGCCTGTGCTAACACTGCCTCTTGGGTATTGCTCAAGTTAGTTAACTGCAGATTTGCATTGTTGGTGCTATTCTGTATAGCAGCCGCTTGTTGGTTGTTTAAGTTTTCTAGTTCAAACCTCTGTGCAGCAGCAGCGTTAGCTAAAGCTACAGCTTGTTTATTACGGATATTCTCCATGTCTATAGCTTGAAATATAGACGCATCAGCCTGTGCTATTGGTATGGCACTTTCCATAGCAGCCTGTATCATAGCTGCCCCTGCCATAGAACTAGCACCTAAACCTCTAGCATTCATAACTTCGTTTACTTTACGTAGTGCTCCTGCAGCCCATGCAGGTGTACCATCATTGAACGAGTCCATAAGTTTTTCTAGTTGGAAAGATACGGTAGACTGTGGGCTAACTTCACCCTTAGTATACTGTGCTTCTAACTGTTGTGTAAATGTAGCAGTCTGTGCTTTTAGTGTGGCTGCTTCGTTTAGTCCACTTAGTGTTTGTCCAGTTACAACAATCTCTTCTGTGTTCAGTATGTTATTTACATCTACTATCTCATTTGCATCTACAACTGATGCCTGTTCTGCTGTTATGTCAGGTACAAACTCTGTTTGTTTTTGTTGTGCGTTTGCTATCTCAGAAAACTCTGCAGCATTCTCTACTCGTGTAGCCTCTGCAGTAGCTGACTGTGTAGGTGGTAGTGTGTAGTCAACTTGAGGTGTAGCTATGGGTGTGTCTGTTGCAAACTTAGCAGCCTCTACTTCTTCTACTGGTTCTGTGATCTGCTCTGCTTCAGCCTCTACAATCTGCTCAAACTTAGCAGGGTCAGGTTGTTCACCTTCCTGTAGGTTTCTAGTTAGCTCTTGTACTTCTCTTATAGTCTCTAAGTTAGCTGCATCTAAACCTAGCTGTGCCAACTCTTCTGGAGGCATAGTGGCTGCTTTAGCTATAGCGTCTTCTGATAGTGTTCCTGTTCTAGCTTCAAACTCTTCTAGTGCAGTTTTAACTTTTGCTTGAGACATGTAAGAAGTGTATATAGCTGCTGCTGCATCTGTAGCATCCTGTGATACTTGTGCTTGTTGCCTAGCTACATACTCAACTAGATCTGCTTCACTAGTTCCTGCAGGTGCAGGTGGATACTTTTCGTTTATTTGTTCTGGAGTCATTCGAGCTAGATAACCTCTAACTGCTTTGACTGATGGTGAGTTTACTGCATCTGCAAGTGTTGCTTGTGCTGCAATGATATCATCTATACTAGCTACTTCACCTGTGCCTTTGTCTATAAGTTGACCATTCTCTACTTTAAGTAAAGCTACATCTTGTTTAGTTACAAGCGTCTGAGGTGAACTTATTGTCTGTGCTAAAGATTCTGCTACGGTAGGTATGTCAGTAACCTTCATGCGTTCTTCTGCAGCCTGTAAGTCTCCATAGGTTTGAGTTATTAAGTCTTGTGCATTAGTTAGATTTAGTTGTGCTGTGTTATACTCATTTGTTAGTCTGTCTTTTTCTTCTTTTGATACTATATTTCTAAATGCAGTAGTTGCTGCAGCTAGTATGTTAGCACGTCCAATAGCATAAGTATTTTTATTGTGTCCTGTCTCAACAATAGTTCCATCAGGGTATTCTAGTTGTATATAGGTTTTATTATTACTTGGTGCAACATAAGTGCCTAACTTATAATCTTTTGGATCTGTAACATTAGACATTTGTGATACAGTTGTTTTAGCCCAAGCTTTATCATCTGCTATTCTTCTGTTTGTACCCTCTGTACCTTCATTAAAGTCCGTTGCAAAAGCACCATCCATAGCCAAATCAAAATCAGTGTACAAACCTGATGGGTCTGTTAGTTTGTTAAACGCTTGCTGTGCATCCGTTAGTGTCTTTTGTGAATCAGCGTATGCCTGTTGTGCCTGATCTAATTGTGTCTGACCTTGACCAGCCGTAAATGCAGTGCCTGTTACACCTGTTGCACCTGTTACACCTGTTGCACCTGTTGCACCTGTTGTAGTTGTTGCACCTGTTACATCTGTCGTATCTGCTGTAGTTGTTGCACCTGCTGTAGTTGTTGTATCTGCTGTAGTTGTTGTATCTGCTGTAGTTGTTGCACCTGTTGTAGTTGTTGCACCTGTTGTAGTTGTCAAACCTGAAGTTGGCACACCACTTTTTAATAAATTAAGTG